GACATTTAAAGGATTACAATGGAAATTTGGTACGTAGAACACCCACTTTATCAATATAGCGAGAATGTAAAAGAGTTGGCTCAAAAAGCAGGGCTTAAGATTATTGATGCTCAATTCCAAGGTGAAGAGAAACAATGCGAAAAAGCTCCAAAGTTGAGTAAAATCGGGCAATTAAAAAAATCTAAAGAGGAATAACAAATGGCAACAATCGCAGCAACCAAAACAAATGTAAGCGGTGTAGTAGCCGTTACCGAAACGGTACTCACGGGAACGCTTGATACTTTTGTATATCGTGCAGGTGTTCAGCAAGTATTAGTGCTTAGAAACGCAACAGCAGGCGCACTTACTCCCGTTATTGACGGTGCAAGTGGCACGACTGTAAATGTAACTGGTATTGGCGCAATTGACGTTAGCGCAGGTTTTAGCGTTGGTTCAATCGCAGCGGGTGCGGTTAAGTCTATCTATACCGATAGCATTTCAGCGTATCTAAACGGAACAATCGCCATTACTGGTGGAACTGGTCTTGTAGCTACTTTGCTGGAAAACTAGGACAAATAAGGGGCTTTATGCCCCCCCCCTATACTAAATTTTATAAATACTTCTCTATTTTTATTAATTTCATTCAATAACTTATCCATTTCTTTTAATTCTTTTTTATTTGTAATATCAAATACATATACAAAATTACATTTTTTATTACATATAAAATACTCAATTTCTAAAATTCTAAAATTTAAATACAATTCATCTGTAGTAATAGAAGAAATTATTGCTTTTGTTTTTAATTTTATCATTTTAACCCCTTTTACTTTCAAACATATTACACCAATTACTTTTAAATGTCAATGTAATTTACCCATTTCTAACTATTGTATAATTTGATAATAACTTTAAAGGCTAACCTATGGCTCTAATCATTGAAGATGGCTCAGGAAAATCAGACGCGCAAAGCTACGTAGATACCACATTCGTTGACGCTTACTTTGCATTGCGTGGCGTAACATACGCATCAACTGATGCTGATATTATAAACGGTATGGATTATTTCGAGGCGTATTACGGCAACAACATCAAAGGTGAGAAGCTAGTCGATACACAATCACTTGCATTCCCTCGTTTGATTGATAACGAAAACGTGTACCCCATAGCTATTAAGAATGCTATTTGCGAGTTAGCATATCGTGCTAAAAGTGCTACATTAGCACCTGATATTGAACGTGCTACGACCAAAGAGAAAGTAGGAGATATTGAGGTGGAATATAGCGAATATGCGCCACAATCAACAAACTATGCTTTAGTAGATATGTTGGTAATGCCATACCTTAACGGAAGTGGCACGGCTCATAAAATAAGTAGAACGTAATGAACGCACTTAACACTAAAGCTAAAAACACAGCCGATAAATTATTAAAGAAGTTTGGCGCACCCGCTACTTATATTCAATTCATAGCAGGCGCAGGGTTTAACCCAGTTACACAAGAGATGGAAGCAGATCAAGAGATAGAGCACCAAATTACTACTTACCCATCTAATCCCACTTATGGAATGATTAACGGTGGTTTAGCAAGTGCGAGTGATGTAGTGTTTATGGTTTCAGCTTTAGAATTGGTTATCGCTCCAAAGGTAGGCGATAAAGTTCTGTTTAGTGGTAAAGAATATCAATTCATTTCTAATCAGCCCACTTATGGGGGTAGCGACATAGCACTACACCAAATTATTTGTAAGGCACATTGATGGCTTCATTTAGTGCGCAAATGAAAGCTTTTGAGAATATGACAAGCGAGAAAGCTACTAAAGTGTTTAAGCGCACGTGCCTAGATTTATCTAGCCGTATTATTAAAGGTACGCCAGTTGACAGTGGACGAGCGAGGGGTTCGTGGTTTCCTCAAATAAATACATTTAGCGATAAAATAAATCCAGTAGATGATTTAGACAAATCAGGAAGCAAGTCAATAGCAAGAGTTTCAAGCACAACAAATGAATTAAAAGCAGGAATGACTTTTACTTTATCTTCAAATCTTCCCTATATAGAACGATTGGAGTATGGGTATTCAAAACAAAGTCCTGCAGGCATGGCGAGAATTAACTTAATGCTATTTGACAAAATTTTAAACATTGCAAACATGGAGACTAAATGAGCCTAGTATTAATTAAAAACGCATTTTATACAAAAATATCATCTATAAATCCAAAAATAGCTACTGCGTATGAGGGTAAGGCATATACGCCAATAAGTAATATACCTTACCAAGAGCTTTACTTATTGCCTGCGGATAATAATGCACCGTATTTAAATGAAAAGACATACCTAGCCCGTGGTATATTTCAAATAACATTAAAATATCCTTTTGGAAATTACACAGATGATGTCCAGAACAGAGCACAGTTATATATAGACAATTTTTTACAAGGTACTAAGCTTACAAGTGGAGATATTACGGTAACTATTACAGACACGCCCGACACCGTTACGCTTGGTCAAGACGGTGATAGATACGTTATTGCAGTGTCAATCCCGTGGAAAAGCTTGATAGAAAAGTAGCCACTTTACAAATGTTATAATTACGACTGAAATTCAACCTTAAGGATAAAAAATGGCAGGAACAGTTGACTCGACGGGAATGGACTTATATTTAGTCCCAGTTGCTACGGCTACAACATCAAAGGCGCAATGTGCTACGGCTATTGCAACGGGTAAGCGTATGATTAAAACCACTTCACTCGGTGATATTGGTGGCACTCGTGCGATGACAGAATACAAGTATCTATCAAATGATGATAGTGAAAAATCAATGGGATCTATCTCTTATGGCAACTTTACCGTAGAGTGTCCGTTCAACCCAGCCGATACAGCTGGTCAAAATGAAATTAGAACTATGTTTGCTGATAAATCAGAGCGTAAGGCTATTATTGTCAATACCGATGGAAACTACACAGTTTTACCAGTTAAAACAAGCTCTACAATGAAAACTTATGCGCTTGACGCTTTTGTAGTGTTTAAAGGAACGCTCGAGCAGAATGGGGCGAGCACTGAAATAGTGGCTTAACCCAAAAATGGGGTATTAAATTACCCCATTTAATCGCAAGATAAATTATTAAATTGTTGTAGCCTTTCATTATATTTTAAAGACTTAGCAGTTTTACCTTTAAGTTTAACATCGCAAAAATCTTTTAATGCTGTAAGCGCTTGGCAATAATAATTGTCGTCTAAAACTTCTATAAGCTCTTTGTAGTCTTTATCATCACTAAAAACAAAATCAGATTTTTTCTTTAAAGTATTAAAAGTTTCTACCGTTTCCTTTACTTTCTTATCAAAATCTCTTTTAAAGGACTGGATAACTTCTTGTTTGGCTTCTTCCGATAATTCTTCATATGATGTATCAGAGCATTGCACATCATACCGGCTAAGTTTTACTTTAAAAGCAACACCGCCAAATACAACATCACTAACCTTTTTAGATACAATCTCTCTCACTTTTGATTTTACATCATAGTTGGCTATATCAAATTCTCTTTTTTTCATCTTATCACTCCTTTTTTTAATATACCAAATCATACACTAATTACTTTTAATTGTCAATACCATTCTTTAATAAATATGCTATAATTACCAAAATAACAAAAAGAGGTAAAAATGCAATTATCCAAAATTAGACTTAATGAAGAGGCGAAACAATTTGAGTTCAAAGATCCATTTACGGGTGAAAGTTTTGAAAAGCCTATCTTTGTCAATGTATATTCAACACGTTCAAAAGTAGCCAAGGAAGCTAAACATTCAATGCAATTAAAAATGATCGAGTTAATGCAAGATGAAAAAAACGTGGATAAAAAAGACGATAAAGTACAATTAAAAGTAGAGCTTATAAAAGAGTTATCGCTAGACTTTATCAGCGATATTGTAGTGGGATGGTCGGGTGTTGAGAATGACAAAGGCAAAGAGATTAAATTTTCCAAGGCTGAATGTATCAAAGCGTTCGAAGAGTGTGAAGAGTTTATGGACGCGGTTTATTTCTTTGCGGATAACCTGGGAAACTACCGAGAGAAGTAGCCGACAACTTACTTCTCTACGCAATGCAGGCGGGTCATTTATCCGCCACCCCTGATGAAGAGTACAAAGAAGAAGAAAAGAAAACTTTTGGAGATAGATATAAACGCTTCAAAGATTTAATTAAGATAGAATACCCACCTATCATGGGCGCAGAATATTTACTTGAACACTTAAACAACTTAGGATGGGCTTCAAGTAGTGGGATGGGAATTGTATCAGTTTCATTTCAAGAAATAGAGGCTTATGTTAGACTTACAAATTCATCACTAAGCCCTGACGAGGTGTTGCTATTAAAGCAAATGTCTAGTGCATATGTGGCTTATAGTCAAGAGAAAAACCCTAACGCTATACTACCTTACAAGAGGGCTTAATTAGCCCTCACTTCTTTTTGGCAATTCAGGCATAGCCATCCAATATTCTACATCTAAAGCTTCGCATGCGTTATCATCATTGCTAAAATCATTCCAACATTGGTAATAATCATCCCACCATAACACATCAATATCTTTTCTATTTTCTAAAATAACCAAACACATTTCATTGCTATTCGGAAATTTATCACTAGTTTTAATCCATTCCATTTTTTATCCTCACTTATTACAAATAATATGCAACGGTATAGTCACAAACAACGCTAACGGCATAACCGCACAAGCTACAATGTGTAGCATAATCATAATGAAGTTAATCATAATTCACATCCATACTCACATTCTCTGCTTACTATTACAAATTCTCCATTCCATTCTCCGCAACTACAATCACAATAGTTTTGAGACTCATTAAAGCTACAAGTGCAGTACTCAGCATTTTTTTCTTCGCACATATCATTGATCGCAATGCTAATTGTCTCATCATTTTCTTCTAGATATTTTACAACTGGTATATGGCAAGTTAATAATTCTTCTTTGCCACAAAACGTTGCTTTTACAGTGTATATTAAAATTATGTCTCTCATCTTCCTGCCCCTTAAAATTAAATTACCAAACTATATCACTATTACTTTTAAATGTCAATAGTCTTTTTTAGCTAAGTCATAGCTTTGTTATAATTAGATTAAATAAATCCTACAATAGGAACACATTAATGGCAAATTTAGCAAGTTTAAAAATAGCGATTGAATCGGGCGATATTAAAAAAGCGCAGAGTGAATTAGAAAAGCTTAGTAGTAGCGCAAATAAGACTGAAAAATCAACGCAAGGAGTTAGTTCCGCCTTCGGTAAGCTTGGAGCTATAATTGGTACTGTTGGCTTTGCTACGATGGCAATAGAAACCATAAAAGTAGCTGATAGTATGAAACTATTAGAAGCTAGAATAAAATTAGTTTCTGACGCTACCGAATCATATGCAGATAATCAAAAAAAGTTAATATCAATAGCTAATGAAAACAAAACGGCATTTTCTAGTGTAGCGCAACTTTATACAAAAATGAAACCTGACCTAGAAAAAATGGGTGTTTCAACTCAAACAGTAATGAAAATTACCGATTCTTTTTCTAAGTCTTTGTTAATTGGTGGGGCTTCGGCTCAGGAATCTAGTGCCGCTATTCTTCAATTTTCTCAAGCCATGGCAAGTGGTCGTTTACAAGGTGATGAATATCGTTCCATGATTGAGAACAACCCTCGTTTTATGAGATTACTAAGAGAAGAACTTGGCAAAACTTCGGCTGAAATTAAACAAATGGCAACTGATGGAAAATTAACCGCTGACGTATTAAGCGGTGCTTTAATTAATGGATTTTCTAAACTAAAAGAAGAGGCAAAAACTATTCCAACCGTAGTTGGTGGGGCTATAGAAGTATTAAAAAATACTACTGGCACGACAATAGAGTCTTTAGATAAAATGACTGGGGCTAGTGCTTATGTAGTAAAAGCTATTGAAGGAATAACTGGGGCGGTTGGCAAAGCTCCTGAATATTTCTCTACTTTTGATAAGCATATAGACACATTTATTTTAAAACATCAAAACTCATATAAAGTAGTTAAAGCATTATCTGATTTGATTTTAGACATTGCAAATGTAGGAGCAACAGTAGTTGAAGAGTCTGGAAATTTAGCGTCTAAATCTCTTAGTGGTTTTGCGACATGGGTAGATTCTATATCAGACCCTATTATTAAAAACTTAGAAGATATTAAAAAACTACAGCAAGATTTAGATAAAACTTTTAAAAAACCAATTGAAAAATTAATAGTGCCTAAAAGTGGAGAAGAGGACTACAAAGAATTAGTAAAATCAAGATTGGAAACAGCAAAGGCTTTCAGTGATAGCGAAAGAGAATTAAGAGATCAGCAAAATATGGCATTTTTTGCTTCTGAAACAGAGCGAACAGAAAAAGAAACAAAAGACAAAGAGAAAGCCGAAAAAGAAAAATTAAAAGCACAAAAAAAAGCACAACAAGATGCAGAAAAACTAGCGGAAGATTGGAATAAGCGTAAACTAGAATTAGTATATGAAAATTCTATTGCTGAACAAGACGAAGTGTCAAAGCCTTATATTTTACTTGAAAAGAAATATAACGAGGATTTGGAAAAGTTTAAAGGTAATCAAGAAGCTAAACGATTACTAACCGAAAATTATTACATAGAAGTAGAAAGACTAAACAAAGAAACAGTCGAAAAGTTTAACAAAGATGAAGAGGAAAAACTAAAGAAAAAAGAAGACTTTATCAATAGGTCTTTAGGGTTATACGAAGATGAAGCAACAAAAATAATTCAAAAATATACTGAAATATTTGATAAATCAGATTTATTTAGTGATGAGCAAATACAAAAATTAATTGAAAACATGAATGAAGCTTTAGAAAAAGCAAAGCCTGAGCTTAAATTTTCTGCAAGTATAGAATTAGACCCTAAAGATTTAGAGGGTGTTCCTAAAGCGATAGCCTCCATAGGCAAAGGTATGGATAAACTCGATAAAGAGCAAAAACAATATAAAGATAATCAGAAAAATATTGTCAAAGGCTCTAAAGAATGGAAAGAAAACGATGAAAAGCACGTCCAAAGCCAAATTAACGGTTACGCAAACATTGCTGGGGCTATGTCTAATATGTTCGATGAGGGAAGTCGTGAGGCGGCGGCATTTCAAGCGATTGAAAGCGGTTTAGCAGTTGTTGCTGGTGTACGTGCTATTTTAACGGCAGGAACTGGCGACCCTTATACTGCTATTCCTCGTATGGTAGCGATGGCGGCTATGGTAGCGGCTACATTACAAAAGGCTAACATCGCTTTCGGGGGTGGTGGAACTAAAACAAGCGTTTCATATGCTGATAGCGTTTCAGCGATGGCTGCAAACACTGGAACTGGTACAGTCCTCGGTGACGCTTCAAAACAAAGCGAATCAATTACTAAGTCAATGGAAATTTTAAAAGACTTTGCAAAGCCTCAATATTCCGTGTTAACTCAAATGAATAAATACTTAGCATCTATCGACCAAAAGCTGGGCGGTGTGTCAGCGCTTATTTATCAAAATGCTGGGTATGCGATGGGGCAAGGATACACTGCTCCATCTGCAACAGTAAGCGGGATTGGTACATCATTCTTAGCGGGTAATGACAAATTTAATAACGCAATTGAAAAACTAATTAGTGCTGGCGGAGACAAGTTATCATCTATTAGCGTTTTACCTATGAAGCTAGGTAGTTCAATTATTGGAGCTGTGCTTAACGGCTTGTTTGGCAAAACATCAGTAAGTCAAGCGTTAACAGACTCGGGAATATATTTTGCTGATACACTTTTAACAAGTGCTATAAAAGAATTTAACGGTAGTGCATACCAAACAATTACAACAACAACTACCAAAAAATCATGGTTTAGCAAATCATCAAGTAGTTCAATTGCTACTTATTTTGAAGATTTAGACAGTGAAACAGAGCGTCAATTTTCTTTAGTTTTAAGCAATTTATACCAAACTACTTTACTAGCAGGACTTGCACTTGATACATCAAGCGAAGAAGTATCAAAAAGCCTTGAAAACTTTGTCGTATCTATTGGTAAAATTTCGTTGCTTGGAAAAACTAATGATGAAATACAAACAGCACTAGAAGCCATTTTCGGTAAAATAGGTGACAATATATCGGCTACGGCATTTCCACTTTTAACAGCGTTCCAACAAGTGGGCGAAGGCTTGTTTACAACCATGACTCGTGTAGCTACTGGAATGGAAGAGGCAGGGTATTACATAGGAAGATTAGGCAATGCGTTCCAAGATATAAAATACACAGATATTCTTAATAAGCAAGGTGATGTAGGCTTTGAGGCATTATTGCAGTCTATTGTTAAAGTTGACGAGTCATTATATGGCTTAAGTAACGGTGTTGTAGAAATTATTGCTAACCTTGATGCAACGGCAGAAGAACTCTATACAACATATTCAGCTTTGCAATTAATTCGCATTGGTATGAGTACAATGGGAAAAGAAGCTAAATATCTTACTAGCTCGATGGTTTTAGGAGCTGGTAGCATTTCAGAGTTAGGAGATGGTTTAAGTTCATTTATTGAAAACTTTATGAGCGATACTGAACAAATAGCATATAAAACAAGCGTATTAAGCGCACAGTTTGCTAGTGCTGGCGTAACTATGCCTAAAACTTCGGATGAATTTAAAGCATTAATTAATAGCATTGATCTATCTACTGAAAGCGGTCAAGAGCTTTATGGTCGTTTGATTACATTATCAGATGGTTTCAATGAGCTTCAAGATGCAATAAGTGGAAGCGATTTATCATCATTACTAACAAGTATTACCGCTTTTGTGACAAAAATGAGAACTGAAACAACAACTGCAAGCGCCACAACATCATTTAATACATTTATGACATCATTTAATGCTATGATTGATGCAATAGGCTCAGGCTCTACCGAATTATCAACCATAGGAGCAACAGCTTTAACAAACGCACAAAGTTACATAGACGCTGTGACGGCTACAGCTTCAAGCAGTAAAGAAATTGACTACGCTAAAAAAGTTTTAGCTAATAAATTTGAGGGAGTTGTGCTTAGCCCTGATATTACACTTGGAACGATTAACGATACGCTAAAATTTAACCTTGGTGACAAATCAGCTATTGTTATGGAGTTAAACGCACTTAGAACGCAGATTGATTATTTGAATAGTTTAAACACTACTCAAACAGCGACAAGCGTTAAAACATTGCAAGCAGTTAGAGCGACAATACCCGCTTAACGGTATGTTATAATATCAATAAAATAAAGGAGGAACAACATGGCTCAACCAACGATAGTAAAACAAATACTTGGCGCTATTGTTGTTCCTGCCGATACTCCTATTTTAAACTCAACCATTGTTACAGCTTTTCCTACTGCAAACATGACAAAACTAAAAACAGATGGAGTTAGAGTTTCAATAAATAGCACTCCTTGGTTTGATGGAACTTACGATGCGGAGGATTATATAGCAAATGATTCTACATCACAAAAATTTGATAAAGAAACTACTCTATTAATTGGTAAATATGTGGTGATTACATGAGATTTATAAAACAGATGATTACTTCATATACTAGCCCTAACATATCACAAGAGTACGCAAATTGGGCGGTGGGAACAACTTATGCGCTAGGCGACATAACAATGCATGGTAATTATTTTTGGAAAAGCGCTATTGCTTCAAATTTAGGGCATGCCCCTAGTGAAGACTCTCCATATTGGTCTAAATGGGGTGTTTCAAATTATTACTCTCTAATAGATACTCAATCAATGACACAAACAATAGTTAACACGGACTTAGTGGTAACATTTTCAGCCTCCAATATTGATACTTTAGCGATTGGATACTATACGTGTCAAGAGTTAAAAATAGAAACGCTAGATGGCTCAAATAACGTAATAGCTACTCAATCAATTTATCAATCATTTAATGATGATGTATTTGATTACTACGATTACATTTATTCAGATTATACAGTTTCAACCGACAAGGCTAAATATTTTGACATTTACCGTGGCGCTACTAATATTCGTGTGTCATTCATTAAAGGAACTTTTGCAAGTGTGAAGTGTGGTTTCCTTGTTGGCGGAACGGCAGTTGATATGGGGCAAACTAAGGAAGATGTCAAAATTGGTTGGCACTCATACAGCACTCGCACCACTGACACGTTTGGTATAATGACAACTACAAAACGTGCGGCTCAAGACTTGATAGATTTTGAAACTACTATACCATCAATTTCATTAATGAATTTAAGGCGTAAGGCAAAAGCTTACCGTGACGAGGTAGTGGCGTTTATAGTTGATGACAACCCAAACAGCATTTATGAAAATATCGTTACTCTTGCGGTTATGCAAGATATGACGCCGATAGCTACAAATTTCGATAAGACCGTGCTTACATGGTCATTATTAGAAGCAATTTAAAAGGAATAAAATGGCAATAACCGTAAGTTTACCAACTAACTTAAACTTTCCACACAGAGGCGTTTTAGCTCGTGATGATTTTGTTAACGCACAAGAAGCAAGCCAAGATATTTTAGCGGGAACATGGACTACCAACGCCAATACTTTTGCAATAGAGGCAAATGCATTGGAAGAAAATGTAAACGCAAAAGAAGAGAGTGCGGTATCAGCTGCAACAGATGCAGTGGCGGCTTCTAATTTCATGGGCACATGGATTAATCAAACTACGGCATTAGGCCAATCGTGGGAATATAGCGGGGTTATTTATAAGGTTTTAATCGCTGGAAATACCTCCCCAATCGCTACTCCTAGTAATTGGTTCGCTTTGACTATTGCTTCACAAATTAAAAACACGCCAAACGGTAACATAAGCGCAACTACTGTTCAAGGCGCATTAAATGAACTAGATACTGAAAAAGCAATGGTTGGCAATGTTCCAGTAGATATTCACGCCTCTACATCAAAAACTACGCCAGTAGATGCCGATGAACTTGGAATAACAGATAGTGAATCTGCCTTTACTTTAAAAAAACTCACATGGGCAAACTTAAAAGCTACTTTAAAAACTTATTTTGACACTCAATATATTAGCTCATATTCTCAAACTATTGGCGCATTTTCAAATCTTAAAGCTTCTGCAACTGGATTGTCTGCAAACGTAACAATTACATGCGATGAAATAGCCGTGGAAAATTCAAGTAACGCATACGCTACACTAAGGGCTGTTTCTTTAACAGTTGCAGGCACAAGCGTTGGAGCGAATGGGCTTGATACGGGAACACTCGCAACAAGTACATGGTATTCACTTTGGATTATTTGGAATGGTACGACCGCTGCTGGGCTTATGAGCTTAAGCGCGACAGCCCCAACGCTTCCAAGTGGATATACACATAAAGCTCGTGTGGGATGGGTTAGGACAGACAGTACTGCAAATAAATATCCTCTTTCGTTTATCCAAGCTGGTAAAACAGTTCAATACAAAGTAGCGACTGGCTCAAACTTAACAGCATTGCCTTCTCCTATTTCAGGAGTGCAAGGAAGTTTCACCACCCCGACATGGGTGGCTGGTTCTATTTCTAATTACACACCTACAACCGCCGTGCGTATAGGTGTTTTAATTCCAGTAGCGGCAGGCGGTGCAATGGTAGCACCTAATAATAGTTACGGTGCTGGCAACTCAACAACCAACCCTCCACCAATATCAGCGAATGGTAACGTCAGTTCTAGTGGTTGGTTTAATTTGGAAAGTACAAATATCTATTACGCTTCTGATACGGCAAGCCGTGGAGCATTTATTTTAGGATGGGAGGACAATTTATAATGGGATACGCAATAAGAAAAGATAATCTTGGGTATAGGGCAATAAACAGCGAAAGCGATATTACAGAGGATGAAATCTTTAGTTTAGATGTTCCAGTTTTTAAGCCAACGGATGAACAAATAGACGAAATTAAAAAAAATGAATTGCAGGCATATTGGGATAGTTTAGAAATTACAATTAATGAAAAAACATTTATTGGAAACCAAAATAACTGTACTTTAATGGAATTAAAAAAAGCAACTCTTACAGATGCAGAAGAAACAACTTTTCCCGCTAAATATGGGTTTGTTACTACTAATAAAATTGAACTTCAACAAGTTTTAAATCAAGTATCATTATTACTTGACGCTAAAAAATTAGAAATATGGGGGGCATAAATGAAAATATTAGCACTCAAAGAAATTCCAAGTTTAGGATTGTTTTTAGGTTGGCAATATAATACACAAGACGGTGTTATCTCCGAAGAAATAGCAAAAATTTATGTGCAGTTTGGGTTTGCTACAGAAATTACAAGCGACAATTACCCGAAAGGAATAGACACATACGAAGAAAAAGTATATAAAAAAGGGATGTTTGTCTTTAAAGATAATTCAGCCTATAAAGCAAATATTGACACTTCCGCTACATGGATTTATGGGGAATGGGATTTAATCCTAAAGGGCGCATAATGTTTATTATTTTAAACCGATTACGTGGCACCGTGGGAGCATACTCAAAATTTATCGGTATGCTCATGGCTTACGTTTTGTATAGCGTGTTCAACAACCACTATGTCGCTCTTTCGGTGGGTATTTTATACGTAATTGGTGAGTGTTTTAAATGGGGTACACCAGTCGGCGAACTCACGGTACATAGACTTAATCTTTGGTACAACAGAGTGTGGCTATTCTTTAGAGGGCTTCTTTGGTGGGCTTGTTTATTACCTTTGATTTACTTCATTGATTGGCGCATAGTGGCTGTAGCTATCATTATTCTAGGGTTAGCGTTTCCAGTAGCGTGCGAAATAGGTTATCAAACAGCTAAAATATGGAACTTTAAATATATGAATTTAGGGTGGGAACATCAAGAAATTTGGTACGGGTTATTCCAAGGTGTTGTATTTTTTAGTTTAATATGGGGTGCTTTATGAATTACGAATTATTAAGACTTATGGTATCATTATTAGAAGGATGTTGTGCAGTATTGAGCATTGTATGTGCTTATTATTATAAAAATGTAATAATTGCAAAACACCCTATTAATGGAAGTGTTTTAGTAGTTGGTAATCTTGTTGAAATGGCTATAATATTTTTAATGATTATTTTTTCCATGCTTAATGGAGTATTGATTTTTGTAAGTCCACCCGTGTATTTTTTTAAAATTACATTTTTAATATTGTGCATGGCATTTATAATTTTGTTTATATTAAAAAGCATTAAGGATAAAAATGCCAGCGGACAATGAAACAACCGTGATACATATGTACATAGAAGGACTTAATAAAAAGTTCGATCAAGTAATTGATACTATGAGTGAATTAAAAATATCAATAAATCAAAGCAACGCAAATAATGTAAGACAAATGGACGCTATTAATAACGTACAGAAAGAAATGGATGCATTAAGAATAATGCACAATACAAAAGGCTGTATGCCTTTACAAAATGCAGTAAATGTTCGTGACGAACAAGTAAAACACGTCAATATAGAAATTGAAAAACTCGTAAAATCTTTTGAAAAATTAGATAAAGACATTGAAAGTATGAAAATTAAAATAGCTCTTTGGAGCGGTGGAATTAGTGTAGGCGTTTGGTTTGTAAGTTTTTTGCTTAAAGGATTATGGAAATGATCGCAACGTTAAAACGTTTTGAAACATCAATACGCGGAACTTTTGGTGTATTAACTATTGATGATTTTAAATGTTTTACGTTAGAACTTCCAGATTACAATAATCAGCCATCTATTAGTTGCATACCAAGCGGAGAATATGAAACATCACTAAGATATTCACCTTCATTTAAAAAAACATTATACAACGTCAAAAACGTACCAAAAAGAAGCTTTATACTAATACACGGGGCAAACTTCGCAGGGGACAAACAAAAGGGCTTACAGAGCCACCTAGAGGGGTGTATTGCGCTAGGATACCAAAAAGGAAACGCAGTAAATAAGTTTGGAATAAAACAAAAATGTATTTTCCAATCTCAACAAGCATTAATTGATTTTATGCAGTTATTAGACAAACAAGATTTTACATTAAGGATCATAAATGAATACCATAATTAACCTTTTAGGAGGTGGGCTTTTAGGTAGTTTAACTTCATTGTTTACACAATGGATGAAAAACAAAGAAAAAGTAAATGACCAAGAGTTTGAGCTTAAAAAAATTAAAACTCAAAGTGACGCTACTATTGCAGAGATTAACGCACGTATTCAGATTGAAGAAACAATCACAGAACGTGCCGTGCAAGTTGAGGAAATAAAAGCAGATGGTCAAGAAGCAGAAGGCAGAAGCTCTTTAATTGAAAAGACGACTGGCAATTACATAGAAAAAGATGTAATGCTTAAAATGATTAGTGATGATAGCTGGGTTGGTATTATTATGCGCCCATTAATTTATGGTAATAGTCTATTAATTGAATTGTCAAGAAGCATTATACGCCCATTTATTACTGTAGGTAGTTTGCTTTTTAACTGTTATATTTTTGTAACAGCATGGGGTCTTTACTCTGCACTAGAAACTGTATCACCTGAGCAAATTATGACTCTTGTTATAGTTCCAACAATCGACCTTTTAGTGTTTATTTCAAGTACTGCGGTAGGTTTTTGGTTCGCTGATAAAAGCAATGTAAGAGCATTTAGTAAAAAACATTAATTTTATGCTATAATACTATTCTTCATACTTTCATCTTACCCTTTTAGCCCGTCTCATCAACGGGCTTTTTTATTAAACCATCTTCTCAAAACATACGACCTAATCAAAGAAATAATCGTAAACCAAAAACCAATAAGCAAATTATCACTCAATGGCACATAAATGCCAAAGAGTGGAAAGATTACTATCTGCGATACCAAAGCAGTGACGTAACCGATTAGAACGTTTGTGAGGCTCTCAATGAGGCTATGGGTTCGGGATTGCATTTAGAATAAACTAGCTTGTTCTATTTTCTTTTTATAGCGTGTTTCAGCGTGTTGTAAATTGATTGTAGCTTGTTTAAAATAGCTATCTTTTAACTCTACCCCTATGGCTTTTCTACCCATTGAAACGGGGCTATAAACCTCACTACCTACACCCATAAATGGAGTAAAAACAACTTCGTCAGGATTTGAGTATAGTTCTACAATTCTATCAATTACATCAAGCTGTAAAGGGTGTACGTGCTTTTCGTCATCTTCTTCTTTACCATCTCTAAAAGGTAAAACATTGTCTATGCGGATATCGTCCCAAACACTAGAAGCATATCTTTGCCATACATAATGATTAAGTTTAGTTACCTTATCATCTTCTTTTGTTTTATTTAGATACGCCCAAAGTTCTTCTTCATTATAATCTGTTCCGTTTGCATTATTCCAAGCTCTTAAAATATTTGGCAAAATAGGAGTTTCACCCGCATAATCGTTGATACCAAAAGGGTGGGTTACTGGAACTTCGTTATCGCCTTTTTTAGTAAAAATAAGCATATAATCAGGCATAGCAGTAAAACACTTTGTGCTATCTTCTACTATAAATTTGTGCATTAAAGATTGTACCATTGTTCTCATTCTAACTTTTAAAGGCTCTTTCCATATTGTTATGCGGTTACGATATTCAAATCCGTATTTTTCGTGTAGCTTAATAATTTCGTGAGGAAAATCCCATAGTCTGCAAGTGTTATCAAAAACATCGGTACAATGCACAGCATTAATACGCCCTTTTTTAGTTATTCTTGAAAGTTCTTTTACAAGATACTCATATTGTTCTAAAAATTGTTCTTTACTTTCACAGTTTGAAAAATCAGCAGGGTTGGAACTATAATTATAAAGCCCTGCGAAAGGTGGAGAATATAAAATTAAATCTACGCTTTCATTATCTAAAATCTTAACTACATTCATACAGTCGTCATTGTAAATCGCATATCTATCTGTTACTACTTGGTTTTTTACTTGCATTTTATCCCCTTAAAATTTTGGTTTTATTATTGTTTGTTTGGCTTTTAACTCTTTTTCTATATAAACATCATTTACATTTTTTACTAAATTTTCATAAAGCTCTTGTGCTTTCTGTGTCTTTTGTTTTAATGCTTCCATCACTCGAGCTTGACCGTCTGAAATAACTAAGTCAATAGTAACATCGCTTGTTTGTCCGAAACGCCAAAAACGCCTCACAGCTTGATAATACTGCTCATAACTCCAAGTAGGGAAAAACACACTATGGTTACAGTGTTGCCAGTTTAAACCCATTCCAGTCATTTTTGCTTTTGTGATAATTCTTTTTATATCACCTTTTGCAAAAGCTTTTAATGTTTCCTCTTTTTGTTCTATGGTTTGAGAGCCTATAATCTCAACCGCTTCTTTATCAAGTCTTTTTAAAATAGCACTCTCATTGTTTGTATTGCACCAATAAACGCTAGTTTTATTTTGTGCTAACTCAACAGCTTTTATACATCTATCATCTTCTGTTTGTTTTTGTTCCGTTCTTATTTCGCTCATAGTTTTAGCATCTTGAACAAATAATCTATATTGACCGTCACCCCCCAAAAGTGATAAATTCTGTACTGAATGGCTATTGGTTATTAGTTCAGGCAAAGAATATCTATCATCACTAAATCCTATATCAGATGGTTTTTTAATCATAATTGACCAAGTATTTACCCATTGAAAAAATGCTTTTTCAGCGTGAGGCTTAAGATAAAACTTTTCGCCTATGTTTCGATTATTGCTATCTACTGAATTTTGATTGTTCTTAAAAAATTTAGTAAGCATATCCATATAACCCATATAACCCAAAGCCTCGCTACTTGTGCCAAGTTCGATAAAATCATTTGGTGATGGTGTTGCAGTTGTTAAAAATCTATAAGGTACTTTTTTAATAAAGCTTGTTATTTGATTTTTAATTTGACCGTTAAAATTCTTTAAAATAGAACTTTCATCAAGTATCACGCACTCAAAATCATCGCTATTAAAATAATGCAATCTTTCATAATTACAAATTACAATCTTTTTAGTATGATTACCATCTTTTGAGTATTCTATATCGTCAATTTGTAGCTTAATTGCTTCGTCTATAAATTGAAACGCCACCGCTAAAGGGGTGAGTATTAACACTTTTTTGTTAGTCTTTAAAACTATATTATAAGCGATTGATAAAGACATTAAAGTCTTTCCTAATCCAGTATCTGCAAAAATACCAATACGGCCTTTTTTAATCGCTCTCTCAATAATGTTTTTCTGAAAGTCAAAAGCCATATCAGGGATAAATAAAGCATCAAAGCCGTAATTATTTGAAGTATGCTTTTTGCTATCAATGAACTCTTCATAATTCATTATCATACTTTCGGGATTGTTATTTGAGTAGTGAAGTTCCCACGCTTCTTAGATATACTCTTAAAAGAAGCTAGTGCGTGGGATAACTAGCCTCATTTAAAAGTTAAGGACTGCTACTACCCAGCCCTTTGTTTTCACAATTATTATACACATTTAAAGATAAATATAACCTTTAATTCAAAACATCAAAAGCCATTTCACACATTTCTTCATCACGCCCAGCTATCAAAGTTTTATCTAATAACTCCATGATCGAAATGATATCATACTTGGCTATCTCTTTAAACATATTAGCCATCTCACGCCCTTTTAAAGGCTTAAATCTAAAGCGCAGAATGTACATAGCTAAGTAGTCTAGCTGTATGCTATCCTTTGCCATTTCAATCGCTTTTAGTAGTAACGCTTCACGCAATGGCTTTACTTTGCTTTCAAACTTAGAACACTTTTTAATGATGTTAACCATTTTTTGTTTAAGTAGCTTTGTCCTAACGTTGATCTCAACATCGCTCAAAGAGTTGCCACCTACCAAAACTTCACTCTCAAACTCACCTTTTTCCACTTGCTCACTTAAATCAATAAGCCCAACCGCCAAATAAATGACGGCTATATCTTTATAAAAATCTTCGTTAATTTTCATTTACTAGCTCATACACTTTTCTAAATTTTACTTCGTCCATTATGTCGTTAATACCGCTACTTCTAAAATATGCCCAGCCGTTCTCAAAGCGCACCATATAGACTGTAAAGCCTTTTTCTTTATGCTTCCACATTGTCACTCTCCAAATAAGATAAATAATCTTGATAAGTTTTAATTTTAGCGCACTCTTTAGCTGTGTCATCTTTTTTGCCTAATCGAAGCTGATACTTAAGGATATTAAATTTACACGCTCCGATAAGCTCATCTTTTGTTAAAATAGACTCAATAATGTCAATACTTTCTACGTCATGCCAAAGTTCATAATATCTACTGTTTGGATTTTTAAGAGGGTGATTAAATGTTCTTATTGCTACTTCTGGTATTAATTTATCATTTTCCATATTTACTTGATAGGCATTTACTCGTTCCATAGATGCTTTATAAATTTCAGCGTTTTCCATACACTTGCCGCACTCGCTATCAAACGGCACACCATGTTTGCAAGAGGCAATTGCGTGGTCTTTTAAGATTGGTGGTATTTTATCGTTCATGCTTTCACTCCATTTCATCAATTTTAATTTCACACCATTCAATAGCTTTTTTTAAATAAGCTACTAACTCTCTTTTCTCAACGCTCCATGACTCCATTGGTTCATCTTCGTGCACCAAATTGGCTAAATGCGCAACAGCGCACTGTCTTGATTTTTGCAAAGCGTCGTAATGCCTCATGTTCGCTAACTCTTTAGGGTTTATGCCGTAGAGTTGTTCTGTTCTGTATTTCATTCAATCTCCAAATCGTTAAGCGGACTAAATTCAACCATAGCGCCCATTTGCTCTATAAGAATATCATCTTTAGCTTCTTTGAAATGTTCGTCTGACGGCTTATAGTTTGCAATGTTTTCGCTTCCGCAACTAGGGCAATTTTCGTATGAGTGAAATAAACACTCACAATCGTTACATTTTTTCATTCTTTACGTCTCCTTTTAATAGGCTTAGCTTTTAACTCCGCTATGCGCTTGGTTAAGTTTTTTACTGCATCTTCTAATTGCGTAATACGTTCTTCTTTTTTAATTAATTGCGCTTGTTGGTTTGCTATGGTTGCTTTTAATATGTGTTCCATTATTTCTTCGCTTTATTAAAATCAGCACTATACCAAAGAGCCATTGCCTCTGGCGTTTTATATTTTTGCCACTTATTAAGCTCTGGGTTAAAATCACCTTTGCGGCTATGTATTTCTTTGCATACCTCACTCATGCAAATTTCAGCATTATAGCCCATAGCTTCAATAGCATTAACACTAAAAACAATCATGTCACACATTGCATCTATTTTATCTTCATCAGTAGTAGCCCTTAAAAGCTCCGTAAGCTCTTCACACAAGTTACCTTGAATGTTACCAACTGTATGTTGTAATCCTCTTTCTTCTCGCCATTCTTTTAAACTATCAAACATATCACTCTCCAATATTAAAACATTTAAACTCAATAGGCTTATCTGAAAATCTATAATTTATTTCAAAATTAGCTCCTGCTATTAAGCACTCACGCTCACTATTAAACGTAGTTTTAACCATTGGTTGACTAAAACTTGTTTGCCATACGACTAATAACCAAATCACTTTTTACCTTTCTTACATTGTTTTTTAAGCTCGTTGTAGCTTGTTGTTAAATCCGTACCACTGCGGAAAACCTCGCCCATTACTTCTTGCATTTCAGCGTATTCTTGGTTCATTTTATATTCGTATTCTGCACTTACGGTTGATAAAGCAAAGATTGAGCATACGCTAATTAATAGGGTTAGGTCGTACATGTGCGCTCTCTCTTTGTGAAGTCTAAGCGTTGATAGTTAATTTCTCCAATATTGCTTGTACTGCTACAAAATTCTAAATCATTTTTATAATATTCTGGTGTTCTTGAATTTGCTGACTTGCTTATTTTGTGCTCATAGAAATACTGATACTCATAAACTGGCTCATAAGGCTTGTATTGGTCTAAGAAGTCGTTAAACTCCATTACTTGCCAATCATTTGATTGTCTATAAACTACAACCCCAACACCAATTGCTGAATCTTTAATACAAATAACATTGCTTATATTTGTAACCTCCACCACTTCCAACTCATCTCTAACGCAATGGTCTTTTTTAACCCACTTACTGCTTACTTCAATCATTTTGTTCTCTTTGATTAGTACGTCTTTAAATTCAAGGATTGTATAGCCAGCTTTTTTATACCAAAAAATTTCTGTATATTCCCCCTCGAATATATAATAACAAGAATTATAACAATATCTGCTATATCTATTGTTTTTTAAAAAACTTAGACCATCATTCTACATTAGCCCTTGCTCATCAGCCCATTTTAAAAGCTCTTTCGCTTCTTCCTCTGTCTTGCAATGCACTACCGTTCTTGGTTGCATGATTAAGTCTTTATTGAAGTTCATTTAATTCCCCTTTGGTTTTTTTGCCATCAAAAGTGCTATAAAGTCATTATTATTCTTTGGCTTTTCACATTCTTGAAGTGGTCTATGATTTAATACTGTTCCAAATACTTTTTTGCTAACTTCGATGTTATATCCCAATTCACATTTACAATGAATGTAAGCCTTGCAATTGCCACAACTCTTTTTCATTATTTAATCCCCCTTTGGTTTGAAGTTTGAAAAATATCTGCAAAAAAGACATTTTGATAAATCTTTTTCGTGAATAATAGCTTACGGTTGAAACTTCCAACACTTTTGAAGCAATTGCAAAAAGTATTTTTTGTTCCATTTTGTTTTTTTGGAGTAAAGTAATATTTTTTTGTTTCAATATCCATTAAGCTTTCAATAGAAATGCCGTATTTTTGAAGCTGTTTGTCTAAAATATTTTTAGCGTTACTTGCCTCACCGCCAACGCCACGCTTTGAAAGTGTGTAGAGCTTTTTAAGTCGCTCCATTAACTTATGATCTGTTTCAAAGCTCATTGGTTATCCTTTGGCTCTTCATCTCCACAGCAAAAGACTTCGTCACAGCTAGGGCATTGAATGTGCTGTAAATCATTCCCAAAGTAATGAGATAACATTTCATTGTTTGGCTTACACAGTTTAAAGCCTTGCGTTCTTGTTACCTCGCCTTTAATATCCCAAAACTTATTGCCGATCTTAGTTATGACATGATCGCCATTTTCGTAGGCTATTGCATCAGGAAAAATCTCTTTTAAGATTTTGTATAATTGCCCACAACTACCTCGAGTATAAACGACAGTTGCATGAGAGAATGAGTTTCTAAGATTTGCAATAATATTTTCAGGTGACAATGCCCCTTTAGCCTCTTGTGCTTCAAGCTCGGCTATGGCTTCGTCAAAATCATAGTTTAAATCCATACTAAAAATGCTGTCTTTTTTCATTTCTTTTAATATCTCTAGTGCTTTACTCATTGGTTTTCCTTTAGCATTGCGTAGGCTTGACGGAAAAGTCTTTCAGCTATTTTGTAATCATCTTTAAATCTTGATGTACAAAATCTTTTTCTTTTTCTTGCTTTCCAAAACAACATAGCAACGATAGAACGAGCTTTTCTTTTTTGCTTGTTAGCATAATCGTTACAATCAAATAAAGCTATTGTATGCTGACTTGCATTGTTTTCAAGTGTCTTAATTAGCTCATTTTTGGCTTTAAGCTGTGCTTCTAGATCTTCTTTGTCATTGAATAAGTCAAGACATAACTGAATAACATCTGCTCCGTTATACGTTGTTGGGTATTTTCCAACTACTGCCTTTAGTAATCTTTCGTCTGCTTCACTTATGCTTGTCATTGTCTTTCCTTTATGTGTAGGCTCATAATATCTTACACTCCTTTTCATCTTTTTCTACCCTATCAATACAATCGATAAATTCATTATACGTGTTCATCATTGTATTAACTGCAAGAAATATAAATGCACCCATTGCAAACAATATAAATGCTATTAGCATTGTTTCATATTGCGTCATTTTTACTCCAATCTTAAAATATTTTCTTTGTCAATCATGTTTAATTTGATTGTATCAAAGAATTTAGTATGTGTTTTAAACATAGCATTACGATTAAATTGTAAATGAGGACTAAGCAAAATTAATTTAGCACATCTAATAAACTGTGAAAATTTAATAGTCATTTTTGTAGTCATAATTTGCTCATTAATCCACACGTACCAACTCCCTTGTGTTCCCTGCTCAAACTTTGCTAATATTTGCGACAATTCACGGTCGCTTATGTAATAATTTATTACCCAGTACAAATACAAACAATAGTTGCGCACTTGTTCTAAATTGCTTTCATAGTCTTGGTGAGATGGAATGTACATTGTGTTAATAAGTTTACCACGATACTTTTTAGCATAAGTTTCTTTGCTTAATTGCGCTTTATCGTTTTTTCGTTGCACGTTTAATGTATCTTCCATATCACTATCAACCGCACGAATATATCTATTTTGCCATTTAATTTTAGGTAAATACCCAATAGGGATATATCTCATTTATCCCCACCAATGATAAGAAATGCTAATAGCCGTCCAAAGGCACATAAACGCAATAGCAAGTAATATGTTTGCTATGTCGTGGTCTTGTTTGAAACTCATATTATCCACCCCCTACGCATAAAGCTTAATTTTTTCAGGCTTTCTATAATCTTCCATTTCATAAAAAGCTAACTTTACTTTTAAAGCCTCACACTCAATCTCTTTGCGTAAAGCATAATTAGCCAATCTTTGAAGCTCTAAAGCGTCAACGGTTAACTCTTCACCACGTTTAAAGCTACGTGCTACTAATTGCTCAATGTAGGTCATTGTTTACCCTTTTGTTTTAAAATAGCTATTTGTAAGCGTTGTAAGTATTTAGCTGTTAAGTAGGTCATTTTTTATCTCCTCAAACATTACGCAACCGCTAAGCTTTGCAAGTTGCATTTCAATATCAACGGACAAACACGTTACAATGTTGTCTTTATCCGCACCGCATAGCTGATCTCCTATGTCTTTATCGCAACCAAAGTAATGTTCGCACGTTAAACATTTTTCTAAAAACGTTGGCGGAGTTGCAAAAATGTAGTTTATGAAGTCATCTTCTTGTTTTGATTGGTTAGTCATTGTTATCCCTTTTAAAATTTACTAAACACTCATTAAATGCTTAACAAATTTTGCATATAAATTTAATAACGTTAATATGCAAGTAACGCTTATAGTAACCATAATTTTACTGATTATGTTCAGTCGTCCTCGACCTTAACCCAGTGAGGCGGGTATCTTTGTTTTGATGTTGACATTCTAACGTATTTATTTTTAAATGTCAATAGTGTTTAATAATTATTTACTTTTTCGTTTTAAAAAATATAATCATATTGATTACAATAAAACTCATTTTTGTGCATTGCATAGCCTTCTGTTTTTAATCTATGTAAATAAAATTTATGTAAAATTTGGCATTTTTTGCTTTTACTACAAGTTTCGCAACTTTTAGCCTCTTGTGCTTTAAGCTGTGCTTCGTGTTCGTCAAATATTTTGTCAATATGCCAATGTAATGTCAAGAGATGAATACAATTATTTGGGCTACTTTTATCATCTTTTGATGCTTGAAAAACTATTTTTTTAAACTCTCCTCTTTCCATCTTTTATCCTTTATATTAGCTATTTTCAACTGCGCTATTTTTAAAGCTCGTTTTTAAAGTAATTTATAATATACATTGCATCTTTGTGTAGTAGCCCCTCGTTACCGTCTGTTTGCAAAGTATTTTCTTTTAAAATAATGTTGCAGTAATCACCACAAATATCTGTAATTTCATCATCAATTACTAAATAATTTCCTTTAAAATTATGCCCTTTTATCCAAGCCATTATTTCATCTCCTCTAAAATTCAAGTCTGGGGTAGCTCCTATAACTAAATTCCAATGTTTAAATCCTTGTTCTTCTATCTGTTTTTTTAAATCTTTCATATTAAATCTCCACGATGAAGAAATTACAATGCTTAAATTATCAACATTTTCACAAATATAATTTAATCTACAAACTAAATGAGGCTCTATGTGTTGTCCGTAGTCTTTCATAAATGTTCTTGAAGACTCACCATACATATTTAATACACCATCAATATCTAAAAATATAATATTCATCATTTACCCCTTAAAGCTAAATTTAACACGTCAGTAACAGATTGTACCGCCTGGGTGTCATTTGTTGATTTTTGAGCTATTGCAAGCGTTTTATTGCCACTATACACAATCCCAAAAAATACTTTGTCTAGTTCATCTTCTAATTTAAAGTTATCGTCTAAAAAAATCAATCGTTTCAAGTTGCCTATTTTTTCAAGTGCCGAGTTCTCAAAATTAGTAAAGCACATAACAGTCTCGCCATCTATGTTTTGACCTAAGACCACAGTTTGTAAATTACCGTCCATTTCTCTAAATTGATTTTTAAACTCTCTAAACTTCAAAGCAAGTTTAAACGATTGGCTTCTAGCACTATCAAGTCGCTCACTGTTAATCTCTTGCAAGTACATTTTTTTAAGCTCGGTAAGCTTTTGAAGCGGGTTAAGATAGTCGAGTCGTGTGTTCTTTATGTTGTCTTTTATAAACACAATGAAGCTATCAAGCTCTTTTATCTCTGCTATGTCTGCAAGGACTAAAGGGTTTTTAATGTCTAAGCCTAAAAAGTTGGCTATGTATTCAATTTTTAGTCTCATTCAATTTCTCCCATAATTACATCGCTCCCATACTTTGCCATTCTCTCGTATTCGTCCATCGCTTCACGGTTACTTTCGGCTAAGGACTTTTTATACGTAGGCTTAGATTTGTTATTATTACGCTTTGCCCACGTAGTTAAAGCAGACTTCCAAGATTTCATTTTTGTTCTACCTACCATCCAGCCATTGCTTTCGTAGTAGCTGTAAAAAGCTTCTGCATCTAGGTTATATTTTTTAGAAATGATCTCTTGTGATATTTCCTCAATAGTTGGTTTAATAAAACGAGAGCCTTTAGGCGCAATATATTCTTTCTTCTCTTCTAGTCTTATCTCTTCTCTTCTCTTCTCTTCTTGCATGACTAAATCATGATTTATCATGACTTCATCATGACTTATAGCTTTATTTTCTTTCACATTTTTAATCAATGCCCTAAATTCAGGGTTTGATGTCATACTTTGGTCTAGTCTTTTAGCAAGTGCATAACAAGCCAATTTATGATTTTTAGAAAAAGAAAACAAATTTAAGTCAATCATTTTTTGCATCATGTCTTTTGTTTCTTGAAGAGATAAATTAAGATTTCTAGCTATAATCCTAGCATCATGTTCAAGCTCAAAGGTAATATTATTCTCGTTTACGTTTTGTGCTATAAGCTCAACGCAATACCAGTATAATCCATAACCACTAGCACCATAATCTAGCAATAGTTCTTGAAGCTTTGCATCAATTGAAGCGTCCGTATCGTGTTTAAACCACTTAATATCACACCTCCAAAAGTTTGTTAATGTAATTTACGCCTTTTTGATATACAAGCGTTTTTAAGCCTATATTGGTGCTTCCATCGGGCTTATTATACTTAGTCTCAATTACACGAAAATATCCACTATCACAATACTTTTGATAAGGTACATTATTAGACATTAAGATTGATTTTTCTCTTAATAGCTCAAATAGCTTATTACGCCCAATTTTCTTATTAAGCACCTTCGCCACGCCTCCCATGTCTATTGTGTCTTTAGAGCCAGTTACAGCCTCATAAAACTCTATCTTTGGCTTTTGCTCAATAAGTTGTAGTTGTAGTTTTTCTTTGGCTTCTGTTTCGTCTGCAAGTAGTCGCAATGCTTCGCTAAATGTTTGAGGTAGTTTGAATTGTTGTAGTTGTCTTAATTCATTTTCAAGTTTGTTAAAGCCATCAATAAAATCAAGTTTAAAGTTATCCGCTTTTTCGCCACTAAAACCCATCACTAAAAATGTAAATCCGTCACGGTTCATTTCGTACATAGGCATTTCTCTATTTTGAGTATTTACATAATAGGACTGCACGAAATTGTGCTGTGCTCTATCACTCATTTCTCTAATATCTTGAAGCACTCGTCTATGTTCTTTTTCAAAAACACGAGCCACATCTAAGCTATTAGCAAATACTAAACCATCCTTGGAAACTAAATTAACCTCAACATCGTTTATGATGATTGGTAACATAATAAAACCTTTTTTGATTGTCAGTCTGTTAAGTAGTTGTGAGATATTAAAACGTGAAGGATTGACGGTTCTTCACTTATCAAGCAACTCTAAGAAGTAGTAGGCAGAAGAACCGTCAAGAACTTCCTACTACTTCTTAGAATGCTTAGAATAATTATAACATATTTTCTTTAAATTCATTATAATTTTTTTCAGCCAACTCCACTAACTCATCAAACGTAAAAAGCTTTTTAAATTCGCCCTTGTTGCAATGAGGGCTACACTTTGACCCTCGATGATGTTCAGAGCATAAACACACAATTAAGAGGTCTGAACGCTCCACGCCGTGCAAAGTGCTGTAAACGTGGTGCGCTTCAATGTGATGGCTACCACACACGATACACGACTGATTAGAGCTATGTATCCACGTAAGATAGTCTTTGTTTTTTACGCACTCTTTGCGTAGTTTACCGTTTTTGTAAAGCTTAGGCTTTGGTTGTTTGTTCCAGTATGTTTTCATTTTATTACTTCTTTAAAAACAATATGCGGATATTTAAACAAAAACAGCTTGCGCTTAATTTTATAAACATCTGTTTTAAATCCTTTACAATCAATAACATATTCTTGACCGTCTTTGATGTAATAAAAATCAGCAACGTATGCAATGGCACGTTCTGTTTTGTCGTCATATTTAAACTTATCTTGCAATAAAAACACTTTTTGCAATGTTAATTCCGATATAACTTTAGCCTTTAAAAGCAACTTTAGTTCTGAATAATGACGTGCTTCGAGTTTACTATCAAACTCAAAGCCGTCAATGATTGTTTTTTTATTTTTGTATTTGTTATACATCAAAATGGAATTTGCTCAGGGTCTATATCGATATCAGGAACACCACTATAATCAAACTCGCCAGTCTTTTGACCTTGTGCGTTATATGTTTCAACTTTAGGCTGTTTCTGTGCGCTTTCTTCCCTTTCATTTTTACTTTTTGGTGTAAACTGAATTTGTGGAAACTTTAACTTAACTTCATAAGCTTTTGAGCCGTCTTGTTTAGCGTAATTTTTCGTTACAAGTTTTCCAGTTGCTATACATACGTCACCATCTTTGAAATATTGGTTAATAAATTCCGCTTGTTTTTCAAAAGAAGCACCTTTTAAATACAAATTTTCCCATTCACCTTTAGCATTTTTTTCGCTGCACTCAATTTGATATGAGCATATCGCTTTCCCTGCTTGTGTGTATTTTAACTCTATTTTATTGATTGTTCCAAAAATTGAAACTGTTGGTAATGCCATTTTTTTATCCTTTATATTGATTTACTAATCTTTCCCATTCTTCACGCACGAATGGTAACTCGTGTCCGTTCTCGCCCATTATTTTAATGCACCACTCAATGTGCTGTGCTGTTTGCTTTGTGTCTATCCACCTAGTTGAATACTTTACGCCATTGTCGCCTATTGGATAATCTAAGTTAAATACTTTTAGCCAAAACTTTAGATAATCCATATTTTTTTTAATTGGCAATATACGTGTAATATTACCTATTCTTATGCGTAAATAATCTACTTTCATAATCTCGTTAAACACTGCTCCATGCAAAAATCGATTATAAGCCGTGGATATTTTCATTGTATTTTAACGCCCCATGATGTGCTACTTGTTTTGTATGGCTCAACGTCTATTTTTTTATCTTCAATCAACTTTTTATAGTCAATGTTATTTTTATTTATAGGGTAAACCATAACACCACAACCGATAGATTTAACTCCTTTTGAAAGCTCAATCAGTTGTTCCTTATATTGCTTTTCTTCTGCTTCAAGCTTTTTCTTTTTTTCGTTAATTTTAATAAGCTTAGAGCAAATACTTTTCCATTTTTTGTCTGTCATTTCTTGTTGCGCTGGTAACTCGTAACTTTCCATAAAATCATCAAATTGGTGCCATGCATTAAGCATATCCCAAAACCAAACTGCATCATCTAGTACAGCATCGCTTACAGCAATATCATTGTTTAATTCGCTATATGCTACCAAATATGATTTTTTAGCTTCAAAAACAAACATTTGATGTAACATTTGTGCTTTGTAATATTCTGGTATTTTCCCGTTTTTTAATTCGTGATACGTGTGTTCACTTACTTTAATTTCAATGATAGTGTCACCGTCAAAGTTAATACCATCTAAAGAAGCTAGGAAGTCTGCATTAACACCCACAGCAGGCTCAAAAACGTCATTAAAGTGTTTGTTTGCTAATTCCCTTACCATAGGCTCTAATTCGTTTCCACGTCTCATGGCGTTATTATAGTAAGGTTTAATACCATGCTTAAGCTCTTTAGCTAAATCCTCAATTTTTGAAAATGGGGATAGCCCTAACACAACTGGCGTTCTTGAAGCTGTTTTATAATACTTAGCCCTAAGATCGTGCCACTCTTGTGACCCTTGCTCAACGTTAATTAGTTCCATTTTTTGCCTTTTCAATTTTTGATTTTAAAGCGTTAACTGTATTTTCATAAGGTAGGTTTTCTACGCTATCAACTTTAAAATATTTTAGTAGCTCCGCTTTATTTGCACCACTTTTTATAATTAAAGCCTTAATTTCTAAAACTCTATTTTGCAATTCTTCTTTTGTGATTTTAGGTTCATCTTTACCATGGGTATTTGTTGCGTCTGAATCTTTTGTATCATCAATTAAAAACATTGCATTTAAAGCATATTTTCTAGCATATGATGATGTCGCGCCAGTTAATTGGCTGGCATCCATTCCTTTTTTGCTATCTTCTTCTCTTGCGTAAGAAGTAGCTACGTATTTTGCACCATCTTTTAGTGTAAGATTTACTATGGCTTTGATATAGTATCTTTCACCTATAAGCACAATTTCATCGCTAATAAACATACTTGCTTCATGTTTAAATAAAATAGGCTTTAATGCTTCTTCTATGTCTTCACATGAACGGTATTTATATTTTCCAAAAGTGTTGGTTTGATTCTTTGGTGCTTTTAATTCATTTTGTATTTGGTATAGCATCTTCATTCCCTTTCAAACTTTTAATATACTTTTTCATCGTGTTAGTGCAAGTTCCAAACTTTCGCACCAGTAACGCTACACTCGCCTTATTGTTTAGTAACGCCTCTATCTCTTGCCGATGTTGGTCTAGCAAGAGCATAGAGGGTGATTGTTTACGAATCATAAGTCTCCTTTTTATTTATAAATAGCCCGTGCTTAACCATTTTCTCGTACATAGCGCGTACCCCGTACCCAGCTTTAGTAAGAGCTATTACTTCGTTTTTAGCTTCTTTAGAAGAATCCGCGGCTTTTTTAATGGCTACAGCCATTTCTTCTTTTAGCATACGTTTACGTTCCTTTTTTAAATAAGGGTTTTTGTTAAAATTAGGAAAAGCCGAACTTTTTCCAACAAGTGCTGTTTGTGCTTCTTTATTTGCAAATTTATTTTTGATAGGATTAAAAAAAGCTTTTTCTACTTCTGTTAAGTCCGATAGTTTTTTAATCTCGCCTGTGTGTGGATTCATTCTAACTCCTTTTGTTTTGATACCGTTATTATATACCCATATAACTTTAACATAGTTTAATTTTAACACGTTTTGCGATAAAGTTGATTGATTATGACAATATTATTTTACACTTTACATTTTTAAATAATTATTGTATAATGTCATTTGTAGTTTAAAGTATATTAGCTCAGTTGGTTAGAGCCTTGGGTCAATGGTTCGAGTCCATTATATATTTTAAACTTGTTGTTTAAAGCTCACTTAACGGAGATTATGGACGGCTTCTACCCCGTCGTAAATAGCGTAAGGAACAACTCGGCAAGTTAGTAGATGGAAACGAGTCCTAAGTGAGCTTTATATTTAACGTGTAGTAGTCAAGTGGAGAGCGAGTAGTGTACTCACTATTTTCAAGAATAAAACCAAAGGCGAGGCGTAATGCGTCAGTAATGGGCTACTACACGTTATAAAATAAAAGGAAACAAAAAATGAACATAATCCAAACAACAGTAAACGACTTAAGAACTAGACTAATCAATCACATCGACAAAGACGAAAATCAAAAGATGGATAAAGTCAATAAGCTCATTGAAGAAACTGGGCTAGGCATTAACACGGTTTACGCTTTAAGACGTGGGAAGCAAGAAAACTTTCAAACTAGCGTACTGAGTAAGATTTGTGATTATTTGGATGAAAAGGAAAAGTAATGACGATAGAATTTAATGCAGTTTATATTCCTATTGCTTTTACTATATTGCCTATTTTTTGGGCTATTTTTATAGTTAAAGACAATGGAGGGTTTGCAAGTGGGCTGGGAAATGTTTTAGCATTAGTTCCTGCTTTGTTTGTATCTATGTTAAGTTGGATTGTTTATGCTTGTTTTAAATAGGGCTTAATTTTTGACTACCATCAGCAAGTTTTACGCAGTATGCGATCTATTTAACGATAATCTATACAGCGTGGAACAAGCTATAATTAAAGCCTATAAAGTGAAAAATAAACGGCTATTATATTCGGACTTAGAAAATTTACGAGTAGGCAAATTAGAAAAGAATTTAGATATAATACTTGCAGAGCCTAGTAGGTTTACGAAACGTTACGATTTGATAGTTTATAGAGGTAACAATGCAATACATTAAATCAATTTTAGCAATAATACTTTTAGTAGTCGAATTGCCATTTATATTTTTAGGTTTTATATTATCAGTTATTAAAGTATCAACATTGGCAGGTTTTGAATTGCAAGAGATATTTTCAAAATGGCTCAATAAATGAAACAAATTAAAGACTTAACATATTGCAATAGTATCGAGTGTATCCATAGGCGTGGGTGTTTACGCCATTACGACTTTCAGCAAAGTAATTTTAAAAAGTGTAATTTTTTAGTGTATGATGTTAATTGTATGGAACATAGATTTAAGTATTTGGTTAGATTTAGATACAGCGATGGAAGCGAGATTAAATGACCTATATGTATCACTGCTCACATTGTGACGCAACCGTTGAAGTAATTAAGCCTATGAGTAAAGCTCTTCAAGGCGAGAATATTGTGAGTGTGGCAGAGAGATGGGAAAAGTGTACAATGCGCCTAGTATTAAGACTAGAGATGGAGTAAAGCAATGAATATTATATTTTTAGATATTGATGGTGTCTTAAATATGTATGGCTCATCGTCAAGAACATTTATGAAACCATACGGTCAACACATAGAGCCTCATTTGGTTGGTAGGCTAAATTATATCTGTGAAATGGTGCAACATTTGAAAATTGTTATTTCTTCTTCGTGGAAAGCAGACATGGAAGATTTAAAACTTCAATTAGAGCAACAAGGTTTTAAATATTGGAATTTAGTTATTGATAAAACACCGGAATGTTATAGAGAGCATAAAGATTATAGCAAACCATCAAAGCTTATTAATGAGTTTAGAGGTGAGCAGATTATGCAGTGGATTAATGACAATAGTTTTAAAGATAGATATTTAGTTTTAGATGATGAAACAGTAGATATTTGCGGAGACTATTGTAGTGTCATACCAAAATATAATGTTTTGCAAACAGATGGTGAAGAAGGGTTGCTACATAAAGAGGCAATAGCAATTATTAAATATTTTGAAGGGTAAGTAGTGGCTAAACTAAGCGATCATGACAAAGACTTACTTATTGCAGACTATCATACCAATAAATACAGCCAAAGAGATTTAGCAAAAAAGTATAATACCTCTATTGGCACAGTAAACAATCTCACAAAGTCAATAACACCTCAAAATGAACACTTAGTGAACGCTCAAATATCGATATTATCGGCAAAGTCTATTTTACCAGTTGAACACTTGAACGCTATTTTGAACACTGCACAAGAAGAAGTTTATAATAAAAGCTTAATTACTAACGCCACTCAATTGAACTTAGTCCGCACAATGCAATATCTAAGTGGAAATAAAAAACTAGAAAAGATAAACGTAGGCGATGGCATACAACAATTTGAAGAGGTAGGACTAGGAGCAGACGACTTCAAACAATGTCAAGACACGATAGACAAAGCCTCTTTAACGCTAGGAATAAACAAACGTCACGCCACGACAAACATATCAGCAACGGCAGGGGCGCAGGTAAACGAACAGAAGAACGTAACCATTGAGTATAAATAAGGGGATAAAATGACTTTTGATGAAATAGTACATAGTAGAAAAATGGAAACAATTAGATGTGATTATTATGAAGATTTAAATTTAAATAAAATTATAAAATTTAAAAACATAATTTTTTTTAGTATTCTTGATAATGCCGATAAAATACGAGGACTTGACCGAAATAATACGTTAATTATAGTTGGATTTAACTATAAACATTCTAAAGAATTATTTAACAAATTAACAGAATTATTAAATAATGAAAAAATATCATTTAAGGCAATTAAAAACAATTTAAAAATTATGTTGGAATAATGAATATCCAAGTAAACAGATCGCACAAAGACTTTTTTGAAGATAATACCCGTTGGCTTATAAGCTACGGTGGAGCAGGTAGCGGCAAGAGCTACACGACAGCGCAAAAAATACTAATTCGCATGATGAGTGAAGAAAATCATAAGTTCCTTATCGTACGTAAAGTAGCTACGACATTGCGTGTATCAGTATTTCAGCTATTCAGAGATTTAATATCAACTTACGAACTTTATAACGACTTTAAAATAAATAAATCCGATATGACAATAACATACATCCCTAACGGCTCAATGCTTATATTTTTTGGATTAGACAACATTGAAAAGCTTAAGTCTATTCAAGGCATTACGTCAATTTGGGTGGAAGAAGCGAGTGAAGCTGAACAAAAGGACATACTGGAGCTTAACAGGCGTTTGCGTGGCGAAACACCTTACTATAAGCAAATCATTATTACGTTTAACCCTATTTATCACTTACACTGGCTTAAAACTCATTTCTTCGATACGGAACAGTCAAAGGCGCACATTTACAAGACCACATACTTAGACAATAGCTTTATTGATAAAGAATACCGACAAGAGATAGAAGATATTGCACTCTACGATGAACAGCAATACCGCATTTATGCCCTCGGTGAGTGGGGCGTACTTAATGGTAACATTATCCATCACCGTTTTAAATTTCAAGAGCATATCAGCGATAAGACTATTACTGACTTTTATCGTTTGCATATTGGTGTAGACTTCAACATTGGTGGTTGTGTATGTGTAGCATTGGGAGAAGATACTAACGGACTAGCGCATATAATAGACGAATTTGTAAGTTATGACACTGAAAACATGATCGTAGAGTTAAAAAGTAGATATTCACGCCACGATGTGACACTTTACCCTGATGTGAGCGGTGGAAATAGACACACTAACTCAACAAAGACAGACATCGATATGCTTAAAAGCGCTGGCTTTATGTGTAATGTTCCTGCCGATAATGGCGCAACTTCAACACGATACAACGCCTGCAATAGAAAGTTTATGACAAATACGATTTTGGTTAACCAACACACAGCACGTAAAACATACGAAGCACTCCAAGTTCATGCTTACGACGACAAAGGAATGCCTGAAAAGTTTACAAAACACCCTGCAATAGATGACTATACAGATGCTTTTGGTTATGTTGTAGGGAGAATGTACCCTATTTTGCATGGCTACTCATCTGCTAAGCTTGGTGGATTATAGCTTTCTTAAAAATAATTCTCTTTCAATTTCGTCCATAGGTTTTATATCTGTATTTCCTAAGTGTGATAAATCAAATTTATTGTCAAAAAATATATCATCGTTTAATCTTTTTTCTAAAAATGGTTGTATAGCTTTTAGTGCTGATGGTATTTGATGAGTCATTATATTAATTCCAGTAAGTATCTCAATATCTTCGTAAACATGAGATACTTTTGTATGTAAAATATGTGTTGTTAAATTTCTTAATCTTTGGTTTTCCATTTTATTATTCCTTTATTTTATTATTAAACCTAAAATCACGCTCATGTATGTTACTAAAATATATACGCCTTTGACCGTTGATGGTATTTTTGACATAGTCGCATAGTTTTTCTGCTAAATAAGAGCCTTTAAACTAATCCCACGCTAAAAAACGACCTATTTCTTCACTCCAAATACATAATTCTAGTTGTATAGATGGCTTATCAGAATTTATTGTCTTGTTTGCGTGTGCATATTGGCACATAAAGTAACGCTTTTTATCGTTAATTGTGATGCTGTCGCATTCATCTACAACCCATTTAGGCACATTGTTATTATTCATCTTTACTCCTTTTACAACATTATACACTATTAACAATTAAAAGTAAATAGGTATTTTTGCTACTTTGCCACTATGTTATAATTTTACTAATTAAAGCCAAAGGCAAGCAATGGTAAATACTAAACATAGACTTTATGAAGCATATATGTACAAATGGAAAATGATGCGTGATATTATCGAGGGTGACGATGCTATTAAAGGCGAGTGTATTGCACAATTTAAAACTAATTTCTCACTCATTGCGCTTCAATACGTGGCTAAACTTGACGGTCAAGACGATAAAGAATACCGAGCGATGATTAACCGTGCAGTGTTTGAAAACTTTACATCACGCACGCTTGATGGCTTAAGCGGTATGATCTTTGCTAAAGACCCTATTGTTAAGATGAGTACGCTATTAGAAAGTTATGCTGAAAATATAGACTTAGATAGCTCAACGCTTACCGACTTAGCACAGAATGCAGTTAGTGAGTTATTAACGACTGGGCGTGTAGGTATCCTTGTAGATATGGCTTCGGTTGATACAACTGGCATGAGTGCGGCTGACGTTGAAGAATTGAACATTCGTCCATATATGAAAATATATCCGACCGAAAGTATTATTAACTGGCGTACTGAAACGATTAACAATGTAAATACACTTACAATGGTTACGCTACAAGAAAACTACGATGAATGGGAAAATGAATTCCAAAGCAAAGTATGTACTCGTTACCGTGTTTATAGTTTAATTGATGGAGTGTGCACCGTACGTGTGTTTGAAGAAAGTACGGAGAAAAAAGACACTTATTTGATGAAAGAAGCACCGACCATTATTTATATGAACGGTAAAACGATAAACTTTATCCCTTTTATTTGTATTTTGCCTGACAATCTAGCAATTACACCGTGCAAGCCCCCACTATATGATATTGGAAAAGTAAATATAAACTATTTTCAAACGAGTGTGGATTACGCCCACGGCTCACATTACACAGCATTACCAACGGCTTATGCAAGCGGTGTACAAATGCCAAAAGGCGAATCATTGCAATTAGGCTCAACGTCAGCTCATGTTTTCGCAGACCCAAATGCTAAAATGGCTTATTTAGAGTTTCAAGGCGATGGGCTTCAAACGCTAGAACGCAAAATGCAGTCTGCAAAAGATAGCATGGCAGTCCTTGGTGCTAGAATGTTAGCGCCTGAAACATCAAACATATCCGAAAATACAATGAGTATGAGAACAAGCGGAGAACGTTCTGTGCTTATTTCTATTGCTTATACAGTGTCAAGAGGCATTAAAAAAGCCC